TTGGCTACTTTTTGTATTTTCCCTGGACTCTTAGCTAACTTCTCAGAAAACTTTATCTTATCATTCATACTCATATCAGCTGGAGATTTCTTCATCATCTTCTGCATCAATATAGTTTTTGCTTTTCTCTCAGCTGCTTTTAGTAAATCTGAATTAGACCGCTTCTTTTTCATTTTTTTGATACGTTTCTTAACACCACGTTTAAGTTTGGATTTAGATTTACGAGCTAACTTTTTCCTAGCAGCTATTGACATTACTTCATTAATAGTATCTGCGATATGTTTATATAATTTGATTGCGTTATCTATCGTTAGATTGATTCTATGTACTGGAATCTTTACATCCTCACCCCATTTATATATAGCAGCACCCCATCTGTGGTGGCCATCTACAATATGATTATCCTTCGATATAATCAAAGGTTTCATATCTTTAGGTGAATTGAATCTATTTGCAATACCCTTTACTTTATCTTTGTAGAGTTCTTTTTGTGATTTCTTTAACTTTGATGCAGGAATAGTTTCTTTGGTTACTCTTACTTTATCAGCAACCATATCTAAGGCCTTACCCAAATCTTGGGTTTTAATTTGTGGCATATTTTTCCTACTCAAATTAGGCATCAGTTACTCCACATCATCGGGTGTATTCGGTTTGTCATCTAACCCATCTTTACCATCTAAATAGCTATAAACCGATTTCAAATAATCTTCTGCGAGAGTAATTTTTGCAAACACCCAACCATCAACATCCTGAACATCTCTCTCCTTCATCTTCTTATAGATTCCTTCCGAATACTTCTTAGCTCTTTCGAGTGATGAGTATGCCATCGGGACTTGCGAATCATCAACTTCTTTTAACTGCCTACTAACAGTCTTAATCTCTTCACGAATAATTGATTTGATTTCTGATTTATATCTTTCTATTATATCGGCCTTTTCATACTTATTGTACAAATAAACCAAAAAGTCGGTTAACTTATTAACCATCTTATCTTTTACCGGCCCACCTAATTTTACTTTTACATCATCACCAGCACTAATTGGGTCTTTAATAGTTTTAACGGCCTGTTTTTTTAACACCCGTCTACTTACCATCATTTTTTCATTTATCTTTTTACCCATTATAATCCCCTTAGATTAAATGCAGCCGCTTTAGTAATTTTATCTCTACGTTGTTTTTCCAATTGGAATTGACGTAACCCCTCATTCATATCTCTATTATAGAGTTCTTTATTTTTAGGATTACTAATCCAATCTTTCCAACTATATTCTCGTATCATACCTATAAATATTAAAATGTTTTCTTTTGTGGTTTATATATCAGTATAGAGTTTCATTATCCTGCTTTTGTTTGAATTCTATACCATTCAATTCCATCAGACCATACCATAATACCCTCATATGCTTTATTAATAGTATAAGAACCGACACTACCATCTAATGTTTGGCCACTTCCAGATAAAGGTAATAGTTCTGCTCTTGTATTAGTTTCAAAAGTATTATCACTAATAAATCTAATTGACCTATTTACGTTAACAGCAGTAGTAGCATCTGGAAGGTATAAATTCATAGTACCATTTATCCCAGTCCAATCTAAATGAATCATAGCTGTGTTTTCATAAACGGAGCCTGTAAGATACAAATCTACTTCCTTTTGAACTGTTATATCAACAGGTACTAAATAAGAATTATTGGTATTATTTTCATTATAAGTTTCAATAGAACTAGTTACATAATTCGTAACATCATCTAAAGGCATGTATTTAGTTACACCATCCTGCACTACTGCAAATAACTCAGTTCCATCTGATGAACCTGCTTGTGGTAACTCTGTTATTCTCTTATCGTATCCCATACTTTATAAATATATTTTTGAACCATCTTCTTGTAATAAGTAGAATCCATCTTCTTGTAAAAGATACGGAAGTGAACCACCACCAATTGGATTTCTTAGAAATTCTTCTAATTCCAATTTACCTAAATAAATCTGATACTTTCTTTGTACCACATTTTCATTTAGATTTCGGTTTTCGTTTAAGCTCTTATATTGATTCCACGTATACATCTTATATAAATATTAAATTATTTTTTATCACCACTAGTCGCATGCTTAACACCCATAATAGTACCTATGATACTGAATGAGTTTGTTAATAAGATTCCGAATAGATTCGACCAGGTTGATTCTATGATTTTAGAATCATGTCCTAATACTAAAACAAAAATGTACAATGCTGTTGTAATGACACCAACACCCATAATAACCCATAGGGCTACCCTAACAATACTACCCATCAATTCAGTTTGTGTTTTCTTTTGGAGTATGGAAAGGTCGGTTTCTGCGAGTTCTTTTGCCTGTTCTGCTTTGAATCTTAAACGTTCAGATTCTTCTTTAGCAAGTTCAGCTTCCTCTTTGGATTTCTTTGATTGTTCTGCCGAATTTATTGCTTCGTTAAGTGCTTTTTCTAATTGTTTATTAACCCTAACATTTTCCTTTGCAGCGGCTTCTAAATCTTTGTTTTGTTTCTGAACCTGTTTGGTTACCTGCAATCTTTTTCTGCGAGATTCTACATCTCTATTTTTACAGGTCTTTAAATATTCTATAAATTCAGTGTCATTACTTTCAGCTTTTAAAACTTTTAAGATATTACCTTCTAAGTATATCTTTTTTTCTTTAGCTAATTTTAGTAATTAATCTCTACATATCTTCTTTGCGTCCATAACTTACTTTTCATTCATTAACTCTTTCAATTTGATTTGTTCTAATCTCATATTGAAATTTTCTTTTTGAAGTTTTTCAATCTTCTCTTCCAATTCTTCTCTGTACATCTTAGTGATATCTTGTTGTTCTTTATCACTTTTTTGTGATTCGATTTTTCGGGTGATTCTTCTGATGTTACTTAATGCACTGATTGCTATTACAACCCATCCCCAATTCATAGGAGTCCAATTAACATCTGCTGTAAAGTGTATAAGAACAAATAATATTGCCATACCACCATACAAATACCCAAACACTCTTCTTCGTTCTAAACTACTATAAACAACTGAGTGTAGAGTACCATATCCGATAAATACACTAATGATTGCAACATACCATAAATTAGGAAAGAACTCTGCTTCTAATACAACAGGTGCAAATATAAGCCATATCAATCCTTGCAGAACCTCAGTTGGTTCTGAATCGTGATATGTTAATATATGTCCTAATTTCTTTATCATTTTATTTGTATACTTTAAATGGGTTTGTTTTATTTACATAACCATCATAATCTTCTCTAAATTCTTCTAATCGTGGTTCAATATCATCAGATTTTACTAACCAAAACTGAGCCCCGGCTGCTTTGGCTTTCTCAATCTCCTGAGTATCATCTGATGATGATATGATACCAATAACACATCCGTTACCATAATCAGTATTAATTTTACGAATCAGTTCAATACCATCAAATGATGAACCAATGATATTTAAATCAACGAATACACATTCTGGTCTTTCATGATTTATATCATCTGGAAACCATTCTTTGAATTTCCTATCTGCCTCATCCGAAGAGTTGAGTGCCTCTAATGAAAGAGTTATATCTAAGATACTACAAGCATCTTCAAATACTAAGTGGAACAAATCCTCATCATCCACTAGTAAAATTGAGTTAATCATATTGCTCATTTTAATTTTATCCTTAATTTAGTTCCTGGGTTACACTTTTCTGCTGTTATATTAAAACCATGTTCTTTAAGAATTGCTATACAAATATTTAATCCTAAACCAGAACCACTTTCTTTTTGCTCCTTCTTTCTTATGTATGGTTTTGATAAGTTCTCAAACTCTGTTTGAGTCATACCTCTACCATTATCTTGCACACATAATGTGTTATCATCTTCCATAAATATCATAACAGTTTTCGTACCACTATCATTATACTTCAATCCGTTACGAATTAAATTATCAATGGCTGTACAAAACAATGGTTCGTTTACATCCATTGTGATTAAATCATCAATTACTACCTGCTTTGTGTATGATGTTGATGATAAATAATTTTTAAGAATTTCTTTTAAATCAACCTCTTTGGTATCCAACTGAACATTTTCTTTAACTAAGTTTGTAAACTCTTTTACACCCGCATAAACCTTCTGAGTATGTTTTAATCCCTCATCTAACATTTTGAGTGGTGCTTCAATTCTTAACTCTTTGATTGTTTCATCATTTAATCTTCTTCTAAGAGATGATAACCCTCTTGGCATATAAGTGTTTATACCACTATGCATATCGTGTCTAAGAATCTTAGCGGCGTGTTCTAAGTATGAGTTCTTTTGGTTAACTATATCTTCAGCTTCATGTTGTGATGTGATATCAGTTGCTATTTTAAGTACTGTATCGTATTCACCCTTTGAGTTTTTGATTGGTGTATAGTTACCAAATAACCATCTCTTTGAACCATCCTTAGCAACTCTCTCAAACTCACCAGTTATACTCTTTCCACCTCGCAGGGTTTCCCAAAATTCTAAGTATTCTTTACTTTTAGCATATTCAGGAGTAACCATCGCAGAATGTGGTTTTTTAACCATATCCCCTTCCGTACACCCAACGAGGTTACAAAAGTTCTCATTTGCTTTAATGATGTGCCCATCCATTGTTAGTGTAACAACAAGATTAGATTGACTGATACCAGCCAGCTGAGAGTTTACCTTTTCTTCTCTAACCTTTATATTGTTTACAAACTCGCTTACCACTTTAAAGAATGGTGGCATGAAGAATACAACACATCCCCAACCAAACTTTGCTAAAAAGAGCGTAGGTTCACATAATCCAAATACAATGCATGTTTGAACGGCAAAGAATGTTAACATAATCATTCCAGCAACGCCTAATGATATTTTAGCGTTTAACGATATGCCATTCAATGCTTTCATTTATAAATCTGATTTTCTGAAACCACATTTACCGAAGAACCATTTAGATGGACAGAACCCAGTCCATACTCCAACGTTCAACATAAATGTTACAAAGATTACTACTCCCCAAGATTCTAAAAAATATCCCGTTAAGAGTACAATTGACATTAAAAGATACACCATACGTGTATCGGTAATACTATTTAGAAGTTCCTTCATTTCTAGCTCCTTTATGCTTATCTATTCTATCTAAAATTTCATTAAGTAATTCATTTTTAATGAAACCTGCCATAGATGCATTTTTAAGAGCCGAAATCAATTGGAATACTAAGAATGGTGCTAATATGGTTTCAGATAACCAACCAGTTCCTTTAAATCCTAATTCTATTGATAATATGACTGTGAGAATCAATTCCCACGCAAAAATGTTTTTCAAAACTCTGAGTGCTTTGTAGGTTTTAAAACCCTCTCTTTTAATTCCTGCGATGATTCCGAAGAATCCATCCAATAACATTACACAAATTACGGCGAAGTATTGTTCAGTATTATTTGCGGTTAAATCCATAAAATAACTTCCCATAAAACCACATATTGCGGATACCCCCATTATAAATTGGGTTACTTTCGATTGTATCATTTCCATCTTATTACATTCCATAATTAAAAGTTTGGATTAAAGCAACCTTCAATCTAATCACCATTCTCTTTCTCCAAGATAATGATTTAAACTCCTTTGTGTCAAAAATATCTTCTAATTCTTTCATTATAACCCTAATAACATATCAATGAGTTCTGGTTGTGGGAACATATCAACTTTATCTTTACGAGTGTTTGTATGTGTCCACATTCCTTTTACTCTTCCATAATATGCATCTTCATTCCACTCAAATCCATCTGCACCTTTTTTCTTAATCTCTTCTACCAATCCCTTACGAACATCAATATTATCTCTTTCGGCAATCCAAAGTATCCACTTTCTAAGCGCTTCGATTTGTGCATCTGAATAACGATGCCATACTTTGTGTCCTCTAAATTCTTTTGGAAGTACTACCAGTTCTGAATCTGCGACGGTAGTTCCCGCATATGTTTTTCCATTTACAACATAACCAAAATTACATACTTCAATTGCTACTGAATGGGTGTGCATATGTTGTGAACCATTCTTTCCTAAGTGCCATCC